CTCGAGGGGTAGTTTATAGAGTTGTTCTTGCTACTTCTTTTCCTTCTTTGCATTTTGTACAATTGAAGTTGTTTCAATTGTTCAATAATAGTCTTGATATTTTCCTATTTCGATCTGCGGATGCGGTTAGTATTTTCAATTTCCCTGACTCTGGTGTTTTACCTTTGCCAAAGATTGGGTATCTTTTTGTATCTAATTTGTTGACCATTAAATATCATTCCCTTTCTAAATTTTCTTTTAAATTTTCCTGTAAATATTACCTTTTCTGTTTGGATGCAACAATTTTGTTCCTCCATGTATATACTTCTATTTATGGTTATATTGTGTCTATTGTTAATCTTCTTCTGAAGGCCTCATTAAAAACCCCGTTCTGGATTGAACACAAATTTAAACAATGAATACAACACAACCTTACAGCCGTAGCGACATGGAGACAAATTCCGATTTGTTTGTTTTCCATCCAATGTTAAAATCATGTCAGGATTCTGGGTCTGTTTATATTCCAGAGAAAGTCAGGTATGCCCCCGTTTATGAGGCAATTGATAATAGGTTCTTAATTCCTAAAGTATGTGTTCAAACATTGTCATATTTGTTTGATCAATATCCTTTACTTGAATCTGTAGGTTGTATGAAAAATTATAGCGAATACTATAGTTTTGAAACTGCCGCTTTCAAGTGTCAATTACCAACATCAGTTGATGAAGGTATAGACCTTGAAGGTATCATTCCGGAATTCAGTAATGAACAAGGAGTTGTTCGTTACTTTGTAAATAACTCATTTGAATCAGTTCGTTATAACAAATTTGATTTTTCCTCTCATTTCCCAGCTGACATTCTTGTTGACATGTCTATCCGTGTGGTCCCATATAGTAACACGGAATGTACTGTTACAGTTATGTTTATTTGGTATGATGTTTATAAACATTTGGATGTAAATTTTATCGATGAGAGTAGAGAAAGTTTTGTTGTTGAATTTGATTCAGCAGTTTGTGATAGTCTTGTTGATTACTCTTCTTTATTTGTGGATTTTGATTTACATGATATCTATCTTATGATAGAAGATATTGAGGATGATTATATAAGAACTCATTTACAACCATTAGAACGATTTAAAGCAGAGTTTACTCCTGTTTTAGAATCTATTTTGGAAGAAGATGAGAGTGTTAGAGTTGTCCCACAAGGTATTTTATCCTTTTTATCTCCTGAAACTGAGGAAACTTTTTCAGATTTTATTAAGGAAGTACAAAAGATGTTGCCTGGTATTACTGGTACACGTGAAAATTTGGATGTAGTTCTTGAAGAAATTACAGAATTACTTGCAAAACATGATGAGGCTGAAAGTTCTCAATTTAAGACTCTCTTTGACCAATTAAGAGAAGAATTAGGTATTAATGCTTTTAAACATAATGCTACAAAAGGTATGTCCCTTATTGCTTTAATAGCAGCTATGGTCTATCATCATGAGTGTCCTTCTCCTTTATCAAAAGGTTTGTTGATAGCTGCCGTCGTAGGTAGTTTGTATTATAATCGCGAAGATGTTGGAAAGTTGCTTTCCTATGCTAGTTCATTATTCGACTTTACCCCGCAGGGTGATGACAATTTTATTACTGGTATTGTTATGTGTCTTTTTGGCATGAGTTTTGCTAATTGCAAAACTTCGGCGCTTCCGAGCACTGTTATTTCTGCTTTAACTAATTTTGAAAGAATTGAAAAATCCTTGTCTGGTATTTTTAATTTTGTTATTGATGTTATTGAGAAACTTGTAAATTACTGTGTTGAAGATGTACATCTTCCTGATTCTTTAAGATTTTTTAAAATTAAACAGGAATTTGTTAGAGAATATATTGTTAGAGTTGATTCATTATTAGATTTAGTTAAGAGAAAAGATTTTCCTCTTATTCCATCTAATTTTGATATTTTAATGTCATGTATTCATGATGGTATACAGTTACAAATGACTGTGCCTCGTGGTGATGCAGGAATTCAGACTGTTATTCAAAATCATTTAATGATGTTGAATAGAATTAGATCTGAATTCAATCGTGCTCATACTGGTGGTTCTGGTGTTCGTATAGAACCCACCTCTGCTTTTATGATTGGTGGTCCCGGTGTCTTTAAAACAATAGGTTTAGATCACACCATTAATAATGTTCTTCCAAGAATATTGGATGGTAATGAACTTGATCTTATGAAAGAAGACAGAAAGAAACTTGTGTATACTAGAGAAGTTTCTCAAGAGTATTATGATGGTTATTCTCCTTCTGTGAAATGTGTTGTTTTTGAAGACTTTTTGCAAGCAAAAGACATTGCTGGCCCTGGTCCTTCAGATGTGAAAGATTTTATGGGCATAATGTCGTGTTGGGATAAAACTTTACACTCTGCTTCAATAGAAGAAAAGGGTAATTTGTTTTGTAAACCTTATTTAGTCTTAGCAACGACAAATGCTACTCATATGAGAGGTGTAGAGTCTATATCCTCTTCTGGCGCTCTTATACGTAGATTTCATTTTACAGTTGTTTGTTGTCCAAAAGATGAATATGTTAGTGATGCTACACGTGGACAAGATTTTATGACACGTAAATTTGATATCTCCAAACTCCCTTTAGGTGAGCAGGGTATCCCTTCGGTTCGTCCTGAAAGATCTAATTATCATGAATATAATTATGATACTGCTAATTATACTGGTCGAGTATTTGAGTGGTCTGAATTCTGTGATTTACTTGTTGAACATGTTGAGTTACAAAAGAAACGTTATATGCAATACGTTTCTGAACTACAAGATACTTTCAATGAGTCTCTTGTTAGCCATCCTCAGGCAAATTTAGTTTTGAGTTGTAATTTACCAAATAAAGTTTTATCTAATCAAATTAAATGTGCTTTTAAATTACCAGATGATGACGTAACAAAGTGTGTACGTGACGTACAGAAATTTGTTAGAGAGTCTCATTTTGAGGGTAATGAAAAGCCTGCTGATTCTTTAGAAATGATGTACAGAACGTTTGGTACTTTAGCCTTAAATAGTGTTTTTGCTAATTCTTATACAGATGAAGTGAAGTTGTATACTATGATAAACGCTTTTGGTTCTAGATTTTGTTATCAGTTGTCTGATGGTGATCTAGATGCTTATGTTTTAGCAGTTCAATCAATAGATATGAAATTTGGTCCCACCATACATCCCGATCATGTTGGTTCATTTGAGAACTTTAAATGTTTCTTTAACGATAGTATAGAGAGAGCTAGAACATACTTTGATACAAAAATTAGTCAGGATTTGAAATCTGGTTTAGATTTTGTAAAAAGAAATGCTGTTTTCATAGCAGCTGGTTTTGGCTTTTTAAGTCTTGTAGGGTTAGTTCCTAAGTTGACTCAACAAAAACTAGAGTTTACTAATCCGTTTTGTACTCAAGGTGATTATCAGCCTAAAACAAAAGGTTCCAGTGTTCCTAAAGCTAAAAGAACTCTTGCTCAAGTGAGAGAAGCTTACAAGGCTCAAATGGGAACGTCCTATGATAGATCAGGTCATGAACTTGTTAATAAGTACATGAAGAAAAATGTTTATAAGTTTTATTTGAGAAGAAAAGCTAAAAATATTCTAATTGGTTTTGTCACCTTTGTTAAAGGTACAGTTATTATCTGTCCTAAACATTTTGCCACACAAATTATTGGTAAGGTAGATGCCGGTTTGGTCGATCCCACAGAGCAATTATTATTAGTTGGTATCTGTGGACCATCGTCAAGACAATTTACTGTTCTTGTAAAAGAATTTTTAGCAAATACTTATCAAACTACCAATTTTGATAGTTTAGACTTGATAATGGTTGATTTACCTCATAATAAGGTCAACCAACATACTGATTTGACTCGGATGTTTCCTTTAGAAAAAGAGTTGCTTGCTAAGAAGATATTAGATATGTGTTTAATAGCTCCTCATGATAATAATTATGAGACTTATTTTGGTAAAGCTCGCTCTATTGTTGATCACCCTGTTCAAGATGCTACTAATGGAGATTATGTTATAGCCAGAGGTTTTATCTATGAAGCGACTACTGAGAACGGTGATTGTGGTAGTTGGTTTGTTTCTCGTGATCCAACTGTTATAGGCTCTAAGTTATATGGTATCCATGTGGCTGGAAGCGTTTCCAATTCTGTGGGGATAGCAACTGCTATTTCACGGGAAAATGTTCTACAATGTTTAGAACAGATAGAAGGCATCATAGACGATGTTCTTCTAAACGCTGATTTTGATGCTCAAGGTGATTTTATTTATCTTGATAGGTTTGAAAAATTTGCAGATCTTGAAAAGCCAGTTTTTGCTTGTTCAAGAACGCAAATCACTAAAAGTGAGTTGTACGACAAATGCGGTCCCGCTACTTTACGCATTGCTCGTCTTTCTCCTTTTATTGATACGAATGGGATTTTGATTGATCCATATCATAAGGCGTTATTGAAAGTAAATATTGGTTATAAACACCTTGATCCTGAGGTGTTAGATCATATAATCTCATCACAATATGATTATCTTATGAGAGTGTCCAAGGTGATGGTAGTTCCTCGTTTATTAACATTCGAGGAAGCTGTTGCCGGTATTGAAGATGATCCTGATTTTAAAGGTATTGCCCTCGGTAAAAGCCCTGGTTACCCTTATATTCACAGATCAAAAGGTCACTCTGGAAAGAAACTTTGGTTTGGTGAAGATGGTTATGATTTTAAGCGTGAAGAAGCTAGAGAATTTCGCAAAGAAGTTTTCGAATATCTTGATGCTTGTAAAAATAATATACGGTTACCGATATATTTCACTGATAATATGAAGGATGAAACTAGGCCTATAGCAAAAGTGTTGTCCGGTTCCACTAGATTATTTGGAGGATGTAATATGTTATGTCTTGTTCCAGTTAGAATGTATTTTGGGTCTTTTGTATTGTTTATGACAAAAAATCGTATATTTAATGGTGTGGCTCTTGGAGTCAACCCTTATAGCACTGAATGGACTCTAGTAGTAGAGTACATGCATGCTGTAGGAAGAAGGATAGGTGCCGGAGATTTTCAAGGTTTTGATGGTTCCCAACTAGCACAAATTCTTAATGGGATTTTAGTACTTATTAATAAATGGTACAATGATAGTGCTGAAAATCAAAGAATACGGTCGATTATGTGGCTTGATGTTGTTAACTCAACTCATGTAAGAGGCAGTTCTGTTTATCGATGGTGGGGTAGTTTACCTAGTGGACATCCACTTACACCAGTAATAAATTGTTTATATAATTTCTTTGCTTTTAGATACTGTTGGTACCGTGCAAACCATAATGATTTAGCATCGTTATGGGATTTTGATACATTTGTTGCTTTAATAGTATTAGGTGATGATAATACTTTTTCGACACATCCTCTTTTTGAAGATGTTTTCAATGAACATACTATTCCAGCCTTTATGTCTGAAATTAATTTAACTTATACGCCGGAACATAAAGGTGTATCGAGCGGTGTTTTTAGAAATATTCAAGAAGTTGAATTCTTGAAAAGATCGTTTATTAAATCACCTGATAGTGATAGATATCTTGCTCCTCTTAGATTATCTGTTATATTAGAAATGATATATTGGACAAAGAAACATAAATCATTCGATATTACTGTAGATAATGTAGAAACTTGTTTTAGGGAATTAGCTTTGCATGGCAAAGATACTTTTAATAAACATGTGCCTATTATTAGTGAGGCTATGAGAGAATATATGGGAGTATCTCCTTATGCTCAGTCATTTTATTACTATTATGATAAAGTGATAGATATGGAGTTAACTTTTTAGTATATTGAAGCTTATTTATTTGTATTTATTATTTATTTATTTATTTTATTTATTACCCACCTTTCGAGGTGGGCACGGTCGGAGACGACGAAAAACATCTATTTTAAAACATGTCATTATTACAATTTATTTATTCAAGCGACATAGAAAGAAGTTCCGATTTGCTTCTTTTCTATCCGATGTTAAAATCTCTTTTTCCTTTCGTACCTCAATCCAGTAATATGGATGCTGCGAAAGAAGAAGTTGTTGAAGCTTCTGTTCCTGACAGTGCTAATACAGCTTTTATTTCTCTTGACAATGCGAAAATTGAAAGCGTTGCAGAGAAACGTGTTTTTAAACACGCTGATTATCAATTATCTCATAATGATAATCTTGATATTGTAAAGTTCTTAGCTAGACCTTATTTAACTGTGAATAGCTCGTTTGCAACTACTGATGTTGTAGGAACATTTACAAATTATCCTTGGTATACTGGTTTGATTTCCAGTATGATCAAAGAAAAAGTGGATGGTGTTTTCTTAATACAAGCTACTTTGGTTGTAACTATTACCTTTAACGCTAATCGTTTTCAAGCTGGTCGATATATATTGGCTTGGCTTCCTAATGGTGGTATTGTTGATGGTAGTACACCTGATAATAATTGGATAGCAATGCACAAGTATACAAAAACAAATGTAACACAATTGCCCCATGTTGAATTTGATCTCAACTGCGACAAAACAGCTCAATTGAGAATCCCTTGGGCTGCGGCGAATTCTTCGTATCTTTATTCAAATGGTACTCCTGGGTATAATAACCCTGGTCATTATTTTTTGTATCCTTATTCTCCACTTGTTACTACAGCAGGTACAACTGCTGTAGGCTTTAATTTATTTACTCATTATGAGGATGTTGTGCTAGGAGGATCTACTATTCCTCAATCTGGTCTTGATGTTATAGCCAATGAACAATCAAAGGTTGGTCCTATAACTAAAGGGCTTAGGCTTGGTGCTGAGATTTCTGCTAGTTTATCTACTATTCCATTGCTCTCTAGTATTGCTGCGCCTGCTTCATGGGTCTTGGACGCTTTATCACGTGCAGCGCACTCTTTTGGTTGGAGTAAACCAACTGTCCTGGGTGCACCGCATAGAGTTACGTCTTTTCCTTTTCCTTATATGGCTACTGCTGATGGGCATGATAATTCTGAACCTCTGTCTATGGTTTCTACTAATCATGTCGGTGTTGCAGCTGGTTTTGGTGGTACAGACTTAGACGAACTTAGTTTTGATTTTATCAAATCTATTCCAGCGTGGTGTTTTAGTGCTAGTTGGACTACCGGTAATGCTTACGGTGTTCAAATATTTTCTCTCGGTCTTTCTCCATTTGGAGGAAATATTGTGGTTAATGATGGTGCTGTTCCTTTGCAAACATATACTCCAGCTGCGTGGCTTGGACAAATTCATCAATTTTATACTGGTTCTATTAATTGGACTTTTAAATTTGTTAAAACTGAGTTCCATACAGGTAGACTTCTGGTTTCTTATGTTCCTGAAGATGCTGAAACTGCGGTGCCCACTCATACCACAACTACTAGCGCTTATGTACATAGAGATATTATTGATCTTTCTACTGGAAATGAATTTACTTTTAATTTTCCTTATATCTCTAGAACTATGTGGAGAGAAACTGGTGATATTATTGGTAGATATGGTACAGTTTATGTTACTGTTATTGATCCTTTAGTAGCTCCGGCAACAGTTGCGACAACTGTCACAATTTTGGCAGAAATGTCCGGTGGTGATGATTTACAATTTGCTGCTCCTGTCGGAAATCCTTATTCTCCATGTATACCATCAGCTCCACAATCTGGTATGGAGGAGTGTAATGTTTGTGATAAAGCTATAGGTTCTACCGTAAAACAGAAGAAATCTATGGCTCCTGCTGAGAATTGTATGGGTGAAACTATACAATCTTACAGACAACACCTTAAGCGTGGTGGTTACGCTTATACTTATGAAATAAAGAACGCGGTTAGTACTTACACTTCTGTTGCTCCTTTTTCATGGACTCCTTATGTTTCTAATGCTACTGTATTATCAGGGGCACCTAGTAGAGATCCTTTTACTCAAGCTTCTTCTATTTATGCTCTAAATCGTGGTGGTGTTAGACTTAAGTTTACCCCTGACAGTGATGCCGGAAATGGAGCTTTATATTTAGCTCTACAACAAATTGACAGGGGTTCTACAGCATTTTCGAATGCTGGTACTACTTTGGGAGCAATGTCTGGAACATTGTGGTCTCAAATAACAAATTCGCTTGCTCAGACTTACATGACTCTTAATAACGGTGGTCATGGTATTTTTGTTCCTCAACAAGAATCTGATCATTCTAGAGTCTCTGTAGCGAATAGGTGTGGATCTACTGGCGTCATGTCCTACACCAACAATCCAAGTGCACGAAGTATTGTGTATTTGTTCCAACCAACGACTACAGCAGCTAATGTTGTAGGTCTCCTTTATCATCGCTCTGGCGCTGATGACATATCCTTTGGGTTATGGTGCGGTATACCGCCCATGGCCTAAGGATGCTCCTTTCTTAGGGTTATTCTTTTACTTTTCCCGGTTTTATTGAATATCCCAGTTTTTATCCCTCTCCGGGTCTTTTATAAGAAAGGGGGGTAGACGTTCAAAATAATTAATAGCTTTTAAAATCTTATTTTGAATCATTAAAATTTAATTAAAAATCAAATAGTTACTATTGCCTTTCAATAACATGAATTGCTTTGCCTTAAAGGGTGTAAGTGGTTTTTGTTGACCCATTGATTCGTAAGTAACGCGTTTCTTGAAAAAGGTTCGCG